GAGTTGAAGTTCCAGCTGCACCCTTTTTGGATGTGAAATAAATGGTACGAATGACTTCACGATTGATCTCAGCAAGAATCTCAGAACTCAGAATATTTGACAATTCTGTTTCTGCATCAAGACCATGAATAGCTTTCAGATCTTGTGCAAGTTCCATTGAGTATTCTGCTTTCAGTCCACGACTCTTAGCCGTAACTGTGGATTGCTCAATACTGAAACCCATTTCAGCAAAAGCACCACCAGTTGATCCGTCACCCAATGCCTCAGCATCAGCCAATGACATACCTGGCTTTGCTGTATATGAAGTAGCCGAAGGACTATCATTCAACTTGCCTGGGTTTGTACCAGCCTGTGCGGATTGAGCACCAACATCTGATGCAGAAAATCCTGTCTCAGCTTCGTTATGAAGTGCTTCATTTGTTTCACCTTGGGCAATTGCCTGAGATGCTTGTTGATTGATAGGAGCCTTCTGTGAACGCATTGCGAAAATGAGTCCTGTTGGTCCTGTCATTGGTTGAACACCACATACATCGTATGCGATCAAATGTGGCATTGCACGGCGAACTAATGAAATCAAAATTGGATTCCAATTGTCTACGGCAGGTCCACTTGCACTATTAGTTGGGGCTTCACCAAGGAATTGTCTTTCTTCCCTGAGATGCTTTTCTTGGTTTTCCAAGATTACTGAAGTAACGGCACGCTTGTATTGATCCTTCATCTCTGGAAGATCTGGATGATCTAATACTGGTTGCCACTTCTCTTGGAGATTTTCACTTTGAAACATATTACTCCTTAAAGTGTTTAGTTAGTAGCTTGAGTTCTTTTATGACCCTTAGAAATCATATCCATGTACGTAGACATGGTATCTGAAACAGGTTGCATTTCCTCAACTCCGTTTCCTTCTTCGGTCAATAAACTTTCTTCACCAGACTGCTCTACAGTACTAGTTCCGAAATAACTCTCTTTAATCGTTTGAAGTTTTTCCTTATAGGATTCTTCATCCGAAAATTCAACATCAGCAACCAGACCAACGAACTTTTCAGTTTCAGTATCAGTCATCCCATTAGCAACGTCAGCAATCATGGACTCTTTTACGAGTTCACCTTTTGCTTTTCTCAACTGGATATTTTCGTCCATCTGTTTGTTAAGTTTTTCTTCCAACTCTTCAATCTTTGTCAAGTTGGCTTCCAGAATGTCATACTTCTCATCTGGAACATCAATATAGTGGTCTTCAAAAAGATTTTTCAGTCCACTAATGAAGTCTTCTGCGATCTCACCTTTGAGTCCACGCTCAATAGCAAGTTCGTTTTCTTCCATCCACTGCTCAACGACATAGTTCAAATAGTCATCAACTTTTTCTACTACATCGGTCATGGTCTTCTCTGCGAGATCTTCCATGATTGAATTATTTTCCTCCTGCATCTTCTCTAGTTCTGTGCGAACTTTAGATTTTACAGCGGCTTCAAAGATTGTTGCAGCTTTTGTTTTAAATTCTTCGGAAAGTTCTTCTCCCTCTACGAGAGCTTCAACGTCTGAAGTGAGGTCCATTCCATCAATTCTTTGTTCAATGGACTCAGAAGCAGCTTGTTTCTCCTCCTCGTCTTCATCCTCATCCTCATCTTCTTCCTCTTCTTCCTCATGATCTTTTTCCAAGATTTGAGATCCGTAGAGTTTTTCTAAGTCTTCTTTCTTCATTCCTTTCATGTGATCTACAAGACCAGCAAGAATGTCAGATTTTAACTTAGGCATTTCTTGAACATCTTCCATTTCTTCCTCATGCTCTGTTTCTTCTGCTTTAGGAGATGCATCACTTGACTTAGTTTGTGGGGGCGATGCTTTCTTACTAGCAGGTTTAGGTGCTTTATCGGCAGATGCTTTACCATCTGGCTCTTTACTGGTATTAGGTTGGTCAATAGTAGGTGCCACTTCACCTTCTAGTTTCTTTGAGGCTACATCTCCCTTTTCACCACGTTTTTTTGGTTCGTCTGGAGCTGATCCTTCCAACACTTCTTCCATCTCTTTATCAAGATCAGACATATTTAAGTCTCCTTTGTAAATTTGGTTAATTATATTTATAATATTAGAGTTTTGAGAGGAACATCTCAAAGGCCTGAGCCTGTTTATTTGCGGAGGCAACTCTGTGAATTTTTGCGACTTCAGACTCCCTAAGAACTCCGTTATCCCAAATCCATTCTTTGCCTTCCATGATTCCCTCTACAAAAGCTTCTGGCGCTGAAGGGTCTGCAACGATATCTCCTGCTGTTGCAAGAAAAAAATCTTTACCGACATAGTTAGTGTCGCCCTTCTTTTCAAGTGTTCCCATTCCTCTACTAGAGACTCCAAGTTTGGCACCAGCCTTAATAAGTTCCTGAACAATTTTCCCATTGGGTGTATCAAGAACTTTAGCTTGTCCTACAAAATTGTTACCTTCCTCTTGAAGACTTTCCATCATGTGCGAAACCTTATCTAAATTGACAGTAGGTCCGTCTGGATGACCAAGTTCTCCAAAGGCACGATTTTTCTGAACAAATTCTTTATTGTATCTTCGTACTTCTTTTTGCAGTATTTCCATAGGATATATACGACCATTACGATTTTTCTGTTCGGCCTGCATAAAGATACCCTTGATTTTATAGGATTTTTTCTCTCCCTCACCTTCTACAAGGTAATCAAGATTTTCTGTGACTTCTGTGATTAGTTTCATATTACCTCTTAATAGTGATGTCCAACAGGAGTACAATCCATGTCTTGTGTAACTGCAATTGTGTCTGCTGGTTGTTTTACTAATACCACAACTTCGTTTGCTTTTAATTTTATTGTCCCAGCAAATGGTGAATTTGTACCTGCTACAGTAACAGTTCCGGCAGTTGATCCACAAGTTATTCTAACTGCTGGGGCAGATCCTATATTGTTTGTACCACCACCACTTGTATGTGCGACAGTAGTACCTTTTAATGCAATCATGTATATCTCCTAAATTGTAAGCATTTCTTTGTCAAAATATTTCATGATATCCTTTGACTTGACGTTATGTTTCTTTGCTTCAGCGTCAATCACTTTCTCAAAATTCTTTAAAAAATCTCCCGGCTTAGACTCTAAGGTAGAAAAAACTGAGTCAATAACCTTCTTCATCTTGGGAGAAAGTTTTTTGTATTCTGCGGATTTTTTGTGTTCATCCTTCTCAATTATACCATTATAAAAAGAATCAAACTCCTTCTTCATCGGCACCTTCCACCTCTGGAACGTGATTTGTTACCAGCTGGTTTGCGACTTCTACTCGTTTCAAATCAAGTGCATCACCAATTTTTTTCTGAATTGCGTGTTTAAACATACTTTCAGCCTCAATTTTGTTGTCATCAACAACTGCACTAACTAATTCTGGAATGCTCATAATATCTCCTATTGAAATTGATCTTCACCCTCTCCCTCTGGTTCTTCGGGATTTTCATCTTCAATCTGTTTTGACATTGTGTCAATCTCTTTTTCCGTCATTCTAAAAATATGTTTTTGTACATATTCTTTGGAAAAATATTGACCGATGAAAGGTTCTATAGTATTTAGTATATCTAATCGGTCACGCAGAAGATCCATGTCTCTCATCTCTGCATAATGACCATCTTTGAGAAACGTGTAATTCAGATGTTCTTTGATTGGGCTCCAATCTTCGTCTGTAATTACACCCTTCAGTATTAACTGTGTTCTCAAAATATCATTCATCAAACCTACAAATTTCTTTCTGAGTTTGACAATGAACTTGGTGAACTTTACCTCATCTCTTGTTATTTCTGCTCCCCGACCCAGATTGAATCCAGCTTCCTGTTCCAATCTACTGACAGGTATGTTCAAAGAACGATACAATTTTCTCTGGAAGTATTGAACATCTTCCATCTCTCCTAGATTCTGTCCGCCTGGTAATGTAGTAATTTCTGTCCCTCTACCACCCTCTCTTCGGGGCAACCAGAAATCTTCCAACATACTCATCTGATTTCTGTCATCACGAATCTCACCAGTTGATGCATTGTATACCAACTTGTTTCGGTAACGATTCATTACATCTTTGAGATATTGTTCTGCTTTAATCTTCGGAAGGTTTCCTACATCAATATAAAAAATTCTTCGTTCTGGGGCTCTGGATATCCGATAGATGACTACTGCATCTTCAATCATCCTGAGTTGATTTGTGGGTTTGATTGCTTTATGAAGGTAAGATTGAACAATACCTTTTGTATAGTCCATCATTCCAGAAGTACAATATGCAACCGAATCTGCAGCTAACTTAATAGATCCGCTTGATGAATTTTGCATTCCTTTTTCATTATATACAAAATATTCTTGTTTTATTCTTTGAACAGGAGTCCCTTTTACTGTAGCTCCCTTTTCTATTTTCTTTACTTTTTTTATCTTTAACGAATCAATGTATCGTAATTCTTGTATTCCCTTTTGTGGATCGGTTTCATCTATAATCTTTTGAAAATATATTCTTCCGTCAATATACCATTGTCTAAAGATATCATGACCTTTATTATTAAAATCCAACAAGCGGAGTATCTGATCAAACTCTTCTTGAATACGTTGTTTTATTTTTGGGGTATGAGGAAGTTTGTCTGTGACAATCTCTATAGATTTACGAGTTTCCTCAGAACAGATTGACTCATTTACGATATCTTCTATCGCAAGGTCAGCTTCGGGGTGGGATGCAACATCACGATATCTACGAATAAGATCGTACTCGTTTCTTGCACTACCATCAATATCTAAAAATTCACTGTAAAAACCACCAGTGGTTGTAGCTCCGTCATCGGGAGTTGGAACCACAAAAGAAAGTGGTTCCTTCTCCTTCTTACGACTAATTTGAAAACCAAACAATTCTGCCATATCACTCCATTTACATTACAAATATTTATATCAATACCTAAAGTGTATTTTAGGTAGTTGTATTGGTTTCAAAATATTGGTATCTCCAAGTGATATCAAATTGCTCAACTGCATCATTTTGATCATAACCTAATGCAATTTCTGACAATGTGGTTGGCCAACATCCTCTCAACGTGTAAGTTTTGATTTTGTTACCAGCACGATCCAACTGATCTACAGTACCATCTGCAAGATAATCAGCAGGATTTTCTAATCCACTATTGTCCGAAAGAGTATTGATACCATTCATCCATCTCTCAACTACGTTTCTAATCAAGAAATCAGTATCATTAAGTACAGTGGTTGTCCATACATCAAATGTACGATCACCAGCAATGTACAAACTTCTTCCCCTGAATGCAACTGGTACTTCACCAATTGTCATACCAGGCAATGCAGCTGTTGTGCAGAGAAACGCCATTCGGTTTGTTTCTCCTCCAATAGCAGCATAGCCAGGAAAAGTCATTGTTACCTGAAACTGATTAGCACGAGCTCCACCACCAGCAAGATTCGCTTTGAAGTCATTAATGTTTGCCATTTTTTTCTCCTTACGCTCCTGCTACTTCACTGAACGACACACCTGTTCTTGTGGCGATAAAGTTCAGAGAAATAAAGTTAATAGATCGTGCAGGTTTCACAAAGATGTCTGCAACAAACTCATTTCGGTCAATGACTTCACCAGTATTATTGGTTTCGTCACAAACAACCAAGAAGTCTGTCATACCTCTTCGTCCCTGTACATCACGCATAAAAGGTTCTACCATGTTTCGGAACATAGCCCTTGTAAACTCATCGTTGAGTTCAAACAACTGAAACTTAGCAGCTGTTGCAATTGCTTTTTCCAAAGTGATAAACAACCTTCGTACATTAATTCTGTCAAATGCACTTGGTTTTGTCTGTGCAGTTTTATCTCCGAACAGAACTGTACCTTGGCCGGGGAATGTGCAAACTGGATTGATCCTTGCCTTATAGAGAATGTCTCTATTTGCTTTCTGAGGATTATATGCAAGTTTTACAACTCCACGAACTCCACCACGATTAAATCCTCCTGGCGAGAACCAAGAATCTGCGATAAGATCAGTTCTAGCACAAAGTCCTGCCATGTCTCCGTTTAGTGGAACCCACCGATAAGTATCGTTGTACTTGTCGTAAGTGTATTTCCATCCACTGTC